CGAATACAAAATAAAACCGATTTATTTAGCGGAAAAATTGCGCATCAAAAAACACTATTTGTATTTCGCGGCGATACTTTTGTGCGTGGTTCTCATTTACCTGTATATATGATTTTTTCTACATGTAGTATAGATAATGAGATTTGAAATCGTTTTAGTATTGATAACCGCATTTTTGATGGCAAATATATACACGGACGGAAAATATTTGAAACTCGCGTTATCGTGGAAGAAATATTATCAGATGGCAGGCATAGCATTCGCTGCCCTCATGATTTACTGGTTAATGAAAAAAAATCCGATGTATGCGAAACAAATCATAACAACATCGAATGATTACTTGAAATATTTACCCGTAGATAAAAATGCATCCATGTTGGTTTCCCCTATATTGGATTTCACTGCAAAACACGGATTTTCACAAGAACAATTGGGCGGAGCTCCGTATCTAGCAATGCCCCCATTGCAACAACACAAGTCACAATATGAACGTATTACACAATCCGGAAAAAACTCGACAAAACGTTCAGTCAGTGAAACGAAGAAAAAATTCGTCGCAGCAAGTCAGAACTGGACGTGTGGAAAATGCGCAAAACAATTACCGGCATGGTTCGAGGTGGATCATAAAATCAGATTAGAATATGGAGGTAGTAATCACGTAGATAATTTAGTCGCTTTATGTAGAGATTGCCATGGAGAAAAAACCGCAATGGAAAATCTGTAATATTACAAAATAATTTATATCAAATTACTTTGTGCATAATATATAAGAATATGTCCGACAATACAGGATTAATTGAAAGGCCACGAATTCCGGATAAACTTTTGAAATCGTTGAAAAAATTGACCATACCAATCAAAAAAATCAATGAAAGAATCAAAAAAATCAAAAACAAAAATGTCCAGAATGGTGTTTATGGCGGCATTTTTTTGTCACTTATCGCATTATTAACAACATTTTCTCCATACCGTAGCACAATCGCATTTATAGTAGCATTTATATTGGTTGCATTACTAAGTGCAATAATAAAATTCATAAAAAAAACAATGTCATATACGCTCAGTCAGCGAATCGGTATTGCACTCGGATTTGCACTTTTGTTTGCATTTTGTGCAATAGTTATTATTTTGATTGATACACAAATCGGTAATCCGATATATGCTGTTATCATGGCCTTACTGACGATTGATAATCGTTTGTTCAAAGATACTGTAGGTGCATTATTTACATCATACAAAGATTCCGGAAATGATATGTATAAAGAAATCGCCGAATTATTGCAAATGAAAACGGCGGAAGACCGCGCAACATTCGGTGGGTGCCTACTTAAATATTTAGGAGTTTTGTTAGTGATTGGATTGATCGCTATGGTATTAATAAAAACTTCTTATGACCCGAGCGCTATGAATCGAAATACGATGTCATATGGGGCGTTAATGATAGTGCCGCTATTAATCAGTTTTTTCATATTTTCACCGTTAGTAAAAGCGGAAGATAGCTCGACGTTAATGATGCTGGCCGGTGGATTCATATGCTTTATGATTGTTATTTATAGTTATTATTCAACGTCGCTGACGCCAAATACCATTTATTATGGCGGTTACGCCATGAATATATTGCTCTTGATTATTTTGATTGTAGGTCTAGCTGTCATTTTCAAGGTGTTTTCGGGGCAACTGAAAAAATTATCGGGCTGGCCTGGATTTTTTTCGAATTTGATGTTTTTTATTCCATGTTTGCTGAGCGATGGAATGCAATATTTATTTCAACAAATCAATATAACACCTAACGTGGTAATACTATTATTATTTATTGAAATTACATTGATACTATTGTATCTGTATGTTCCTGTCATGATTGACAAATTATCACAGACAAACACAGCGTTGATATTAAACCGTCCAGTATTCATTGATAAGGAATTTCCGATCGGTGACAGTTCATTATTTTTAATGACTCCAACCGACGATACTACTTTAGGCACTTCGGTATATCGAAAGAATTATACATTTAGCATGTGGATATATTTGAACGCACAGACTCAAATAAATGATAGATTTGCAGATGGTGTAAAGATATTCGATTTCGGTAATGGTAAACCGAAAATATCGTATAAAAATCAGTCAAGCAATACTCGTCTAATGAAACAAGATGTATTCGAAATTACTTTTACGAATACGAAAGTGGATGCTAGTAATAATGCAGTTGACACCAATTATGAAATTAGTTTACCCAATCAAAAATGGAATAATTTCGTTTTCAATTATTTTGGTTCGAAAGTGGATTTATATATAAATGGTTCTTTAGAGAGAACGTTCAATTTCTCGAAAAATGTGCCTGTATATTTACCGACCGACGTTATTACTGTCGGAAGTCCAAATGGATTAGACGGAGCCATATGCAATGTAAATTATTACAAAACGCCACTGTCGTCGGATAAAATTGCGACAATCTATAACCTTTTGTTTATGAAAAATCCGCCAATGAATCTATAAAAAAATATCTTTTTATTATATAATCTATGAACGTTACTGTCATTATCTTGATTGTTATTATTGTGATTTTAGCGTATTATTTGTATAGGGTTTCTACAAAAGCAGTTGATGTATCAACTAAATTGTATTACTTGAATACCCCCACCACCATTTCATCGGATACTTTAACGAATCCAAAATCAGCCCGATTTTCTTACGCTACATGGGTATTTGTAAATACATGGAAAGTGCCTACTGGAACTCCGAATACTCTATATGTGGCGAACGGGTCATCGGGAAACATAATAAGATTAGATTTAGCATCACAGACACCAGAATTAACGACAATGGTTTATGACGATAATATAAGTATAACAAAAAATTTCCCTATCCAAAAATGGGTATATGTAGTTATCAGCGTAGATTCAACGACGGTCGATTGTTATTTAGACGGAAAATTAGTTGCATCTAGAAAATTGACTAGTACTAGAATTATACCATCTACATATACTATAACACTCGGTCCAAATCCAATTGATACATACATAACTGGATTCAAATATTATGATACACCACTTAATCCTCAACAAGTATGGTCAAATTACATGGCAGGTAATGGATACAACGGTGGTAAATATAGTGTTGATTTAGCTATTAAAAAAGATAATACAATATTAAAATCATTTTCATCTAATTCTTGATCTGCTTAGAATATTTTACAAAAATTTAATATAATTATATGTTATATTGACATATAAGTATGAATAATTCAGAAACCACACTACAACGTATGCAAAATACATTATCAGACACATATAGTAACGCATCCAATTCGTTATCTAGTATGTATAATAATGCATCTAGCACAGTAGCCGAAAATTATGACAAGGCAGCCGATTCAGTATCCTCCGTGTCGAATAATATTTATGGCCCTATAAACTCACTTAAAGAATCTGTATCGAATACTGTGAGTGAGTTTTCATCGGAAAATGTCGGCACAGCCAGCACCGAGTTTTTAGAATCGAATAGTCTGATTGCTCGATTTTCTTTTGTATTGATCGTCGTTATTGTATTTATCATTTTATTACGTTTAGGAATTTATTTAGTAGCTTATTTTTCGGAACCCAAGGGCAATCCATATATTGTCGAAGGATTGCTACCAGGTTCAAATCCAGTTCACATTGTACAAGACCCGCAAATAAAAGATTCGGTAACTATATTGAGATCAAACAACCAAAAAACAGGGATTGAATTTACATGGGGTGTGTGGTTAAATATTACGGATATAAAACTTGATTCATATCTCAACAACAATGGTGTACCCAAATATTATTATCAACATATTTTTAACAAGGGAGATAAAGGTATTGATAACAATGGTAATAGTTTTGATACAATTGGAATTTCAAAAGTCAACAATGGACCTGGAATGTATATACAAACTTCATCCGACCCTACTCTGTATGTAGTGATGGACATGGTTTCTTCTCGGCAACAGACCGTAAAAATAACCAATATTCCTTTGAAAAAATGGTTTCATGTTATTCTTCGCATGCAAAACAACATAATGGACGTCTACATAAATGGCGTCGTTACTCAAAGGGTTACATTTTCAAGCGTTCCTAAACAAAATTATCAAGATGTTTATGTTTGT